TACACAGGGACTGTTAACAGCGTCAAAACTTACTCAACAGCGGTTAGTTTAACAAATATCAGGTTTGTTTCTGTACGTCAAAATGCTATGACCAGTCTGGGTGATATGAAAAACGATAAGTATAAAATGTTTTTTGATTGTGCTAATTCTGCTCCATCGGGTACAGAGTTTAAGAAAGATGACAAGATTGTCTATGGATCTTTAACCTTGTTTGTAAGGGCAACGGAAAACCCGAAAGCATTGGGAACGGCTATTCACCATTGGGAGGTGTCACTTGTCTGATGTTGATATCTCGATAAATGTAAACGGAATTCTAGCAAAAGAAAACCATTTGATTAAACAAAATCAAATGAAACTTGATGTCCAGATATTGAAAGATTCAAATTATTTCTGTCCGATGGACGTTGGAACATTAAAGACAAGTGCAAAGATTGAACAACCAGGCGAGATTGTTTGGGATCAACAATATGCAAAGGCTCAATATTATGGAAAGCCTAATAAGTCAAAAGATAAAAACCCTTTTGCACGTATGAAATGGTTTGAGGAAGCAAAGGTTCTCCATAAAGAAGAATGGCTTAAAATTGCACAGGGGAATATATGATCGAGTTAATGGCTAACATAAATACCTATGTAAACTTGAAAACGAACAACTTATCACGAAACATTAACGAGGACTTTTTCGCAAGTGATACAAGCGAGGAAGTAATTTGTCGGCATGATGTTTCACCGCTCAAGACTAAGGTTTATTTAACCGGTGGATATTGGGCAGGGTTTAATTTTTCTTATTATTGTCAGAGTGCAAGTGTAATTACCGCAAGGCAAACACTTGATTCTATAGAAACGGTTCTTAATTTGGATAACTTTTCGGACTTACTCGGCTTGAAAGATGGTCGATTAATCGTAACAGCAAGACCGACTCCAGTTTCAAAAAATGAAAATGGAACGGTAATCTATACCAATTCTTTCCAATTGGTTTATTTTCAGGAGGCTAATTAAATGGCAGCACCTTTAGGGTATATGTCGCTTTTCGAGATTGACACTAATCCGGCCGGAGTAGCGTCATACGTAAGACTTGGGGACGGTCTTACATCGGCAGCGGTAGCACTTAATCAGGTAGTAGATAAAAAATCATACCTTGATGACGATGGCGGTACAAACACAGAAGTTACCGGATTCGATTATGGAATCGCTTTCAGTGGCGATCATATTCCAACAGACGCAGCACAGGCGTTTATATTTGGAAAACAACTTGCTCTCGGAGCTGATTGTCATACTAACTTTAGACAGACCGTAGCAAGCGGAGCGGTTTATACTGGAGACTGTACAATCACAATTGATACACCTCCAGGCGGTGACGCATCAGCAACGCTCGCAGTGGGTTTTACAATCAATATGAACGGTAAGCCGGTCGAAACATTGCCAGTAGCGGCAACAACAGAAGCCGGTGTTTATGCAGAGGGTTCAGCAATTGGAACTACTAAGTTCACTCCAACTACACCAGCAGGAGCAGGAAATCATCTTGCTTATCGTTTAACCACGGCAGCGGTTACTTCTAAAAACAGGGAGTACATATCAAACGCTATCACTTATACAAGTGGTGCAGATATCGTGGCGGCCGCAACTCAATACTTGAGCGTATGGGAACTGGACGTATACAATCACGTGGTTTATTTTGTCTGTTCAATCTTGACAGGTAAAGTAAAAGTTTCTTAATCCTCCGTCTCCTTGTGAGGAGATAATATCACATAGGGGATGCCGCCGAATCGTGGCATATTTTTTACACGGGGGAACAAATGAACGAGATACGAATAAAGAAAATTGATGATAGCTTCAAGATCCCAATAGTAATGGAAAATGAAGACGGCACAGAAACAAGAAAGATGTTAGAGTTTAACTTTTCAGTTAAAGACTATAATAAAATAAGAAACCTTATGAAAAAAGCCGAATCGGTAACAGAAAAACTTCCGGACGGCTTTACAGTTGAAGATATCGACAAATCAGTGGAACAAATCAAGGAACTCTTTGAATCTATTGCACCAAACAAATGGGAAGAATTCTTTGATTTTATTGATGGCAATGTGGAGTATATGAGCCTGGTTATTCAGGGCGTTTTAGAAAAAATACTTGATAAAGCGGTCAAGAATAAGCAAGCCGAAATCTTACCTGAAGTTCCAAAAGATGCAGAAGAAGTTTAATCCGCTGATTGATACTCTACCCGAAACGGTAGAGGTCAACGGAAACGAATATAAAATAAATACCGATTATAGATATGTGTTAAAATATTTTCAGCTCATGGAAAGCGAGGAAGAAGAAGACATTAAATGTTCTTACGGTTTATCTTTGTTTTATGGCGATAATGTATATCGAGATGACATTGAAGGGTTAAGTAAATACTTGTTTAAGTTTATAAATAAGGGTGAGGAAAAAGAAGAAAACGATAACAAAGAAAGAACCTTTGACGTTTTACAAGATTCAGGACGTGTTTATTCAGCTTTTTTACAGGTTTATAAGCTTAATTTAAGAAAGGTTAAAATGCATTGGTGGATATTTATGGAACTACTTGAGAACCTTCCAAACGGTACGCACTTAGCAGACGTTATTGATATACGGTCAAGGAAGTTTGAAAAGGGCATGAGTGCTAGTGAGCGTAATGCGTTGGCAAAGGCTAAGAATTATTATAGAATAGGTGAAGCAGTTGACCCTATGGAAAATCTTTTCGCAGCGGTAAGGAGTATAGCAAATGGGTAACGATGGCGAGATAAGAATAAACACAAGAATGGATACCTCTGGCGTTACAAAAGACGCTAAAAATCTAAAAGCCACTTTGACTAATACTTTCGCTTCCATGCGTGACGTTATGCAGGGTCCTATTGCAGCCGGTAAAATGCTAATTGATGTTATGCAAGCAATAGGCAAGGCAACAGTTGGAAACGCTTCAAAGATAGAAGATATGGTCGCAGCATTTACACCTTTAACCGGTGGTGCAGAAAACGCAAAAGAGATGATTGCAGCCTTAAACAGAGAAGCAGCAACAACTCCATTTGAACTTGAAGGTATTGGCTCGGTTGCTAAACAATTACTTCCAGTACTAGGAAACAATGTCAAAGCCGTTACTCAAACATTCAGAATGTTAGGCGATACAGCCGGTGGTAATGTCAACAAACTGGACTCAATTACACGAGGATACACTAAAACCTTAATGAAAGGAAAGGCTGATATGGAATCATTAAACATGATTACAGAAGCCGGTGTTCCAATCATTGACCAATTAGCTAAGTCAATGGGAAAGTCAAAAGAAGAAATCTATAAAATGTCAGAGCAGGGTAAATTATCCGCAGATATGGTTACTGAAGCTTTTAAGTACATGACGAAAGAAGGCGGTATATTCTATAATGGTATGGAAGTAGCAAGCCAAACATTGAGTGGTAAACTTTCAACTTTATCAGATAATCTTAAACAATTAGGTGCGGCAATTGGTGAAGGATTATTGCCTTTAACAAAGGGAATTGTTGACAAGATATCAGAATTAAGCAAGGAATTAGTTGATTTTTTAGTGCAAACAAACAAGGTAAAAGAAGCCTTAAAAGCTGAAAAAGATGGAAATAAAACTTTAGAACAAAGATTAACGTTATTAGATGAACAAAAGAAAAAATTAGATAAAATAATAAGAGCTGAAACAATCAAGAATGAGGAAGGATATACCTCTATTACAATGGCAGGGCAAAAAGCGCAAGCAGAATTATCAGCTTTACAGGTGCAAATATCTGGATTAAAGAAAGCACAATCAGAACAACAAAAAGCATTAAAAGCAAAAGAAGAAGCAGACAAGAAAGCCGTAGACTCTGAAAAGAAAAAAGCCGATGAGATTATAGCTCAACAAGGGCGTGTTTCCTTGTCAGCAGGACTTTCAAATCCTGATATGCAGTCTAATAAGTTTTTAAGTTTACCAGGCTTAGAATTGCCTAAACAAAACATAAATTCAGTTTTAATGGATAGTTATAATACAGCGTTGAAAGTCGCAGAAGACGCAGGTAACGGTGTAGCTAAATCCTTTGCCGACGGCATGGCAGAAAAAATGTATGCAATAAGCTCAACTGCAAAGATGATATTTACAAACATTGCAGCCATTGCGATTAGAGGTGTTGCAACTGTAAAAAATATTATTACCGGAGGCTTTGGGCTTATTAGCAGTCTGGCAAAGTTTACCCCTGAAGAAATGTTAAAATCTCTTGATGAATTTCTAATAGGTTTAAATGATTTTATAGATAACGATCTTCCAAAACTCTCGGTGTTTTTTGACAAGGGTGTTATATTGGTTGAAGAATTTCTGGCAGGCATGGAAAGCAAAAAAGATACTATATCTTTATGGGCAACAAATGCCATAAACAGTATATCCTCAGCAATACAGAATAAACTACCTGAAATATCAGCACTAGGAACGGCTCTTGTATCGGTAATGCTGTCAAATATAGGTAACGAGACAGAGATTATTTCAAAGGCTCTTGTTACCCTTATACAAGCAATTGGAGGGGCTTTGGCTGTTCTAACTCCTCAAGTAGTTGATATCGGATTGCAGCTTTTATCTTACACCATGCAGGGACTAGCTTCTGATAGTGAAAAGATAACAGAAGGCGTTTCAATATTCTTGGGTAAGATAATAAAATCATTACAAGAAAACGCACCTGAAATTATAGTAGCTTCAATAACAATAGTTGCAGCTTTTATAAATGGAGTTCTTGCACAAACAGGACCTTTGACACTACTTGCAAGCGATCTGATTATCGCAATGGTAAAGGGAATAGTTGAAAATGCTCCAGCACTTTTAGCGGCTCTTATTGTTGCTTTTACAGAGCTTAGTGTTTGGCTGGCTGTAACTTTTCCTTTACAGATGATTGCCTTAATTGATGATATGTTTGCAAAATTAATAACATCTATAAAAAATGGAACTTTCTTCACTAATCTTGGTGCGTGGTTTGAATCTATGTTTGGGGACCTGGTTGATGTATTTGTAAGACAGGGTGGAGAAATTTTAACAGCCTTTGAGTCAATAGGGAAATCAATATCAAGCATTTTTTCTGATGGTCAAACAATTGGAAATAAATTCATTACAGATTTGGTAAATGGAATTGCACAAATAGGACCACAAATAAATATTGTAATTCAAAAAATGAGAACATTTATATCTGAAAAGTTTTCAGATGGTTATAATCAGGGCTATGGCTTTATAAACAGCCTTTTAGCAGGATTAAAAAGTATAGGAACACAAATTGATAATATATTTATAAATATGAGAGAAGAAATTAAAAAAGCTTTTAAAGGTGGAAGTAAAATAGGAAGTGATTTTATTGATGGTATTTTAATAGGTTTTGAAAGTATAGGAACAGACATTGACGACATATTTACAGGTATAAAAACTTCAATAGAAAACATTTTATCGGATGGGTTTAGCATCGGAGAAGACTTTATGAAGTCTTTGTGGAAAGGAATGAAAGATACTTTTAAGGACTTGGCAAAGGGTGCTGGAAAGTTTGGGGATGAAGTTGAAAAGGTTTTAGGTTTTGCCGGTGGCACTAACTATGCACCAGGGGGTCTTGCGATAGTTGGTGAAAAAGGTCCGGAGCTTGTAAACTTGCCAAGAGGCTCTAAAGTTTTCACGAATCAAGAAACCGTGCAAATGATGCAACCGTCAATGCCTGGAATATCTCAGGCTTACGGAATGGCAACAGGTGGAGGTTCTGCTCCAATATATGTTAATCTACGTATGGACGGCTTGGTCAATGTAGACGGTGCAACAATTGCAAATGTAGTTTTCCAGAAACTCGATTATTTAGTAGGTAGAAATTATGGGCGTTAAAGTCTTAATAGGTGCAGATGAAAGGGAATACTCAGCTACAACGGATTATAGAATATGTCAGCAAGCAGGATCAATTTCTAACACTACGGTTACGGTTGATCTTGGGCTTTTATCAATACCTCAAACTTTGGAAAGCTGTCAAATCTTATTTGATGACGTGCCGGTTTTTTGGGGAATAATCCAATCTGTAGACGCTCCGGAATTTTCTACAGGTTATGAGGTTAAACGGTATGATTTATCAGTTTCAAGCGGTGAGGTTATCTTCCAGAACAGGCTTGTTTCAGAATCTGTTATTAATAAATATACTCATGAAATTGTACAAATTATCTTTGATAATTACATTGAAGAAGAAGGAATTACTTTAGGATCAATTTCAACAACTACAAGGTTTTTTGATTCTTATGTTGCTTCGTTTATAAAGGCTGGAGACGTACTGCAAGAACTTGCAGACGAGATTGGGGCGGTGGCTTATATTTCAAGTGATAGAAAGTTTTACTTTCTCAATCAAGTTGATTTTGTACAAGTTACAATGCCGACTAAAATACGTGCTTTACGCATGAGCGAAAAGGCTCAAGATTTACGCTCGGTGCAAATTGTAACAGGTGCAAAAGAAGACACAACAACACAAACTAGAACGGTAGTATGGACGACAGGACAGACAGAACAGGTTTTAGCATATCCAATATCTAAGGCTCCGTTAGCGTCAATAAACGCAGGA